GAACTAGTCCCGATACCCAACGACTCCGCAGAAGCATCCCAGAAGAACTTAGGCGTTGTGCCTGTGTCCTCGTAGAAGCTGATGTCGCCGCCGTCAGCAAGCGCCATTACTCTTTTAGTATTGTTGTTAAAATAAATGTATTGCCCTGCACGACCGTCATCAGCAACACTAAGCGTCAAGTTTTCGTCAGCGCCTAATTCTAAAGAGCCATCGACTGTACCGCTTCTGTCAAAAAATAACTTTACGGCATTTACGCCATCACGATTTATTTGAATGTCGTTATTACCATCAACAGTCAAACCATCAGCAGTCACACTACCCGTTACGTCGATGCCTGTGGAGGTTGTAGTTAGTTTGGCGGCGTTGTCATAGTAAGCAGTTACAGCACCGTCTGTTGCAATAGTTAAGCCTGTTTCAGCGGCATCATTTCCCGTAAGAAAGTTGATAGCGTTGCCGCCAGAAATGTTTAGAACACCGTTTCCTTTTTCTTTTACATAACTATTAGACCCATCATGGTAAATCTCTAGGTCAGAGCCAGTACCGAAGATAGCCTTTCCGTTGTCTGCAAAGTTAAGACTCTCAGCACTAGCGTCCCATGTGAGCTTCGCAGTTGTACCTGTGTCCTCGTAGAAGCTGATGTCTCCGTATTGGTCAATCCGCATTCTTTGAGTATATGACCCACCACCATAGCCACCAAAAGTATGGATGCCATCTGCTGTATTATTCCTTGCTCGATAATAAGTTGAGCTACCTGAAGTCAAGATTTCTAATGTTTGGTTAGTTCCATCTGTGTCTTGTAATGTAAGTTTTGGAGTAGATGCACCAACAACAAGCCCATCCATCGTGGCTGTGCCGGTTACGTCGATGCCAGTGGATGTTGTGGCAAATTTTTGAGCGTTGTCGTAGTAAAGCTTAACGTCAGCATTAGCATAAAAATCAGCCATTTTTTCACTGTCATCGTCACTACGAATAGCAACCCTATCGGCGGCTTGTATTTTTAAGTAACCCGTTCCTGCATCTACAATGCGGCTATTGTTACCATCATGATAAATCTGAAGGTCAGAGCCAGCACCAAAGATAGCTTTGTCATTGTCGCCAAAAGATATGTTGGCCGTGGTGGATATGTTATTGGTAATAGCCCAGTTAGAACCATCAATCCTGGCTAACTCAAAACCACCAGCCGTAGACCCATCATTAACGTGGACAGAGTCGTTGGTGGTGTTAACAACAATCTCACCTTCTGCACCTGTGAATGCGGCTACCTGCGTGGAAGTTCCGCGTCTGATTTGTAATTGAGTAGCCATCTAGTTCTCCAATGTAGGCCAGTCTTCTTCGTTAAGCTGAGGCCAGTTTTCGTGCGTTGTTAAGTCGCGCAGGGCTTGTCGATACGTCTTATATTTTAGCTGATCCGCGTCAGAAAGAGGCGCATCTAATGTCTGAGTCCAATCGGTATTTTTTAATAGCTCATTCCTTGTTGCCCTATTTTCCCGCAGGATAATTTCGGGCTGTATTAAAGTATCGGGCTTATCAATAACCTGTCCATTAACAACCATTTGCGTTTCGTCATCCGCAACGCCTTCCATAATGAACTCATCATTGCCGCATTGTAATTCGTAATCATTTTTTGAGCAGGTGCCAGTTCGTAATATCTTTCCTTTAGCGTCATAAATAATAAATTGACTCATTTTTTAACCTCTAGGACAGACATATTTACATTAGAAACTGACTGAAAGTCCTGATTTGCAACGTGAAGCGTAACTGTTTTTGAGCCAGAGCTATTGCCTTCATATGTGAACTGAAATGCAACGTTTTTATTAACAGTTCTCTCCTGAGTATGGGTGACATAATGTACCTGTACGCCATTAATCTTTATTTGAGAATTCCATATATCATTTCCGCTCTCATCACTTTCTCTAGCCGCCGCATAGGAAACTAAAATTAATAACGGCGCGCCGCTAGACGTAAATGAGACAGACTGTATTTGCGTTGCCCCAATCGTATCCTGTGATGCTCTGGTAAAGTTAGACGCCGGAACGGTCACTGCATTGTCTTTAATTTGCGGCGAATCAACCCCAGATGCGTGAATGATGAGTTGCCCAGCGCCATCTGTATCCAGAGTGACGTTGTCAATATTTACCCTGTTGGCATTAATGGTGCCTGTGGTGATTACTCCACCGGATATGCTGGTGACGTTTGAGTTAACCTGACCGCCATTAATAAATGCGGAGTCATTGGTTAAGTCAGAGATATTGTCGCCTTGTACAACAATATTCCCAGCAGTAATGATGGTCGATGCTGATACTGCACCCGTAGCGCCCGCTACGCTCTGTACTGGAGCCGCAGCAGACGCCCCCGCAGCGTTTACAAATGCACTGTCATTGGATAATTCAGATACCGCCGTTGGAATGTCTGAAGTGATAGCAATACCACCAGCAGTAATGATTCCAGCAACGTCTAATCGCGCAGTTGGAACAGTCCCACTGCTTATATTGGAACCATTAAGGTTTGAGATTGTTACCTGACTTGCGTTTATTGTTCCCGCAGTCACCGCGCCCAAATCGGCAGAAATAGCAGCCAAATCTGTCACGTTGATCGCGGCGGCATCGACCGCATTGGCGGCGATTTTACCCGCCGTTATCGCGTCGCTTGCTATGTTGACGCTTTCGACAAATTCAAAGTTGGCAACCGCTGCGTCTATTGCTGCGGCAGTAATAGATGAGGTTTGTATAGCGCCAATGACCGCTGAATCAGCGAAAACACTTGAAACGTTTAGCTCTGATGCCGTAATTGATTCAGCAATGATTTCTGATGCGCCCACAGAGTTCGCTGCAATCTTTTCAGCCGTCACGCTGTTGGTAGCTAACTCCGCTGCTGTTATTGTACCGGCCAGTATTTCATTTGCTGTGACTGCGTCAGCAGCAATCTTCGCTGAGGTAATTGCGTTCGCTGCGATTGTGTCGGCTGTTACCGCGTTAGTAGCTATTTTTGCTGAAGTAATAGCGCCAGCCAGTATTTCGTTTGCCGTTATCGCGTTGGTTGCAATTTTGGCTGTTGTTACCGCATCGTCAGTGATTTCAGTCTCAGTGATGGTATCTAGTGTGGCTAAATCGCCAGCGCCCAAGCCCGACAGTGTAGCTTGACCAGCACCGGCACCGGACAACGTCCCATCTGAGTTTATCGTTACGTTACTGTTGACCAATCCCGAAGCCGCATTCGCAACAGGCAATAATCCCTGCGCTTGTGTTGCTAGATTCAACTGGTCGTCTAAATCTGCCGCGCTAATCGCTGTGGTGAAGCTGTCGCCTGTATAACGGTATAGCTTGTCATCGGTTGTAAGGAAAACCGTACGGCCTTGGAAGTTTCCAGTAGTAGGTAAGGCGCTCACTACCTCAATCGGCCTTAAACCGCTGCTGAATTGCTCTGACGCAAGTGTTCCAGTTAGGTCTGCGGTGTTTACTAAAGTAGTAAACTCAGGAACCGATGAGTCGTAACGATAGAGCTTGGAATCAGTAGTAAGGAATACTACCGAAGGGCCAGTGTATCCTGTTGGCGACGGCAGACTGCTAACGGCAGAAATTGGCTCAACGCCAGCAGCGAAGGACGCGGCAGTTATAGAGCCGGGGTCTACGCTTGAAGCTGTAAACAAATCTTCAGACCACGCCGAACCCGTCCAAACGTAAAGAGTATTAGTGGTCGTTAACAGTTTAATCTGGCCAACGTGCGATCCTGTAACACCAGAAAGAGTGGATACCGGCTCAACTCCAAACGCATCACCTTCTGCAAATTCATCCAGAACATCTTGGGCGAAGTCATCCAAAACAATCTTTTGCGTGGTTGCGCTGAACGACGAACTAAACCCTGACGTGTTACCAGAACGGTCTACGCTACGCAGCCAATAGTATCGCGTGACACTATTACCTAATCCTGTAACTGTATGTTGGTCTGCCAGCGTTTCGACAATCAGTGACGAACTGGCTTGATTGTTTGTTGTCGATTCAAAAATCTGAACAAACGCTAAATCAGAATCGCTTGGGTTATCCCAATTCAGCTTTATCTGCTGAATCCCGCCAGTAGCGGTAATTGAGTCGGGAATGCCCGGCGCCGTCTGGTCGCCTTGCAGCAAAATCGTATCGCTTATCGTCCCGCTGGTGGTGCCTGTGACCGTTACAGCCTTAACTCTTATAGTTACTTCAGATAGCTCTTCCAGCCCCGGTATCGTCGCTGTGGTGCCTTGTACGGCCATTGAACTGAACGCTGTGCCGCCGCCCGTTATGGCTTCATTCACACCGCCATAATTTAGCTCAATAGTTGTCGTTACAGCGACAGAGCCATAATCACTGGTTGCTGTGTACGCATCGCTGACTTGTCCGTTGTCAATCTCACCCGTCGCTGTGCGCTTGTATTCAACGTCGTAATAGCTGACGTAATTATTTGAAGTCGGCGCAGTCCAACTCACCATTACACTAGGCAGGATAGAGCCATCATTACCTAGAACGGTGGTCTCTGTCAGGACTAGATTTGTCGGCGCTTCTTGAACGCCGATATTATCAACAACATCGGTATAATTCGGGTTATTGGTTCCGCAGGTTGCAAAAACATTGCTAGTATCGCTATCAGGGTTACGGTCTGATTCAACGCCCGCCCCACTACCAGCGCCATAGGCTAACGCTCTAATCCAATAGTAACGGGTATCGCCGGGGCTTATTCCGTCAGCCGCATTAGAAGCATCGTGTATGAACTGCGTACCTCTTACGCGACCAATCTCTACTTTGCTTGCCCAGCTAGAATTGGGTGATGCGTAAACAGCAATCTCAGCAAATTGGGTTGTTTGCGTCGGGTTAGTCCAGTTCAACTCAATGTTTTTTAGACCTGCCGTAGCTGTAAGGTTGCTGGGATCAGGTACGCCGGGGAATCCTTGCGTTAGAACACCAGACGCGCTTACTGT